GTATGGAAGCTGAGAGATTCTTATGTTGCGAGGATCATGGACGGCGATAAAGAGACCGGGATTAACGTGAGAAATCAGATACTCGAAGAATTAAAGCAGGATATAAAGACCTATTCACCGTGTATCAATGAATTTCCGAGAGGCGCAGAAGATGACAAAAAGCTCATATGCGTGTTCATGAAAGGGAGGTAAAAGCATGTTCATAAAGCCGGGAGGATTCAAGAAACTGATAAAGGCAGCGGCCGGGACATCGAACGGGCTCCATGTGAAGAACGAAGGAAATGCGATTGCGCTTGATGCAACATTTTTCAAATTATGGGTATATCGTGACAAGATCCCGAAGGAGATACTTGGAGAGCTGGTATCAGTTGCCGGGATGCTTCCAGATCCGGGAGAGGCGGTATTAGTAAACAAGGATTATGTGCAGGCGGAAATGTACGAGACCATTGAAAGAAATGCAATGGAGATCTATGAGGCGGCCGACACGGAGTATTTTGCAACTAATATGCAGATCAATGAAAACGGATGGCTTAGAGTGTTCCAGGCAGAGGAGCATGAGAACTTGCCGGCAATATGCGTTCCGGAGGCGTGGTTGGAGCTGATCAGGTATGACGCAATCGATCTCGACGGAGGCGAGGAAAGACCGGAAGCGCCGAGAGTTAGGACTGAAAGCAAAGAATGGATGTTAGGCGGTGGGCTAACATGGTCAAACAATCACATGGCTTTATCGTTTCCGGTGATGATGCCCGACAAAATGGCTTGCGAGATCAGGGCTATGAACCGATTGCGGATGATGAGGGCCGGCGAGACAGAGGAAGAGGTTGCAGCGGCAAGGCGGGACGAGACGAATGAAGGATAGAATGCTCAGACAGAGGGATGTTGACAGATGCATGATACCGCTTATTGTCCTATACGATCACCCGGAAGATCATCCGGGAGTATACGTTGCACGCCTGTTTGATGCTGATAATCCGACGCCGGCCGTGATGATAAGCGGGGACCTTGATAAGCTGAGGGCGGATATCGAGAAGAATATAGATGATGCTGTATTCATGAGGAGATCACCGCGCGACGATCCGAAAATTATAGGGACGTATTTAATTTGCTAGGAAATGGGTTATTCATTTATAAATTTTCACGTTGGATTTGAATAATCCGGGAAAGGATAAAATGCGGGGAAAGAGGCGAAAACACCCGGCCTCAATCATCCAGGCCGCGGCCGATTGGCAGAGATGCTATTTATGCATGGAGCTCTATGATGATTATTCAATCAAAAGGGGCTTGCATACGCACCATGTTTTCGGCGGAACTTCCGGGCGGCAGCGGTCGGATGAGGAAGGATTGACAGTGAGACTGTGTGCGAGACACCATGCACGCGGAGGACCTGAAGACGTCCACGGAAACGCGGAGCTTGCAGGGATTCTGCACAGGGCGGGGCAGCAGGCATTTGAACGGGATCACAGTAGAACAGAATTCATGAATATATTTCACAGGAACTATCTGGATGACAGAGAAGAAAGCAGAGAGGATCCGGAAGAGGCGGGAATAAAATGGCTAGGAAATTCCGGGGAAAGTTTGCCGTGGGGGTGAGGATTATGAGCTCATACTATCTCAGGGATGCGCCGGGATGGATCAGGACGGCGCGAGCAGGGGAATATAAGACAGAGGATGGAAGATTCAAGGCAATTCTTAAGGAAAAACAGGGGTGGCTATTAGTCACTGACACAAAGACGAACAAACGAAGGATTGCAGATTCAGTCCAATGGCTCAATGTGACAAGGTTGCTAATGGAAACATCAGCGTAAGGAGAACGGGGATGACGCTTGCAATCGAGATAATGATTATTAGGGGGCTTATTATAAGCCTGGTGGCAGCGGGCGAGATAATTGCAGTGTATAGGCTGGTAGATGATTTGAGGTGACAGCATGGCAGGAGTAAGACCATTAAATAACCGGTATGGAATAAGCCAGCGGAAATATAAGCTGATCAGGGCATATTGCAACATGTACGCAGAATGGAAAGCCCTGGTTAATTCCGGGTATTCAACGGTTAAAAGCCCGGCGCTAACAGGAATGCCGACGGCTAGAGGCGGCAGCGATGCCACTGCACACAGGGCCCAGATGCTTAGTGAGTATTCAACGAAGATTGACCTTATAGAGAAAACGGTCAAGGAAGTATGCGGACGTGATATAGGGATGTATAAGTATCTCCTGGAATATGTTACGGAGCCGGGGACAACTTTCCATTGGTTGAAGCATGAAGGAATGCCATGCGAGCGCACCCACTTCTATAAGCTCTCACACAGATTCTATGTCCTGATGGACAAAAGAATATAGATGGAGGAAAGGAAATATGATTACAAATGACGAGATAGGATTAATATTGCTTTTAACCCCGCCGATAGTGGCATATCTTGCGTATATTGCACATGATGCATATTGGCTATATAAATGTTATACGCAGGGCGGGGACTGGAAATATTATCTTAAGCATATCCTTGCAATCATAGCAGTATCAATGATGATAACGGGCGGCACATTGATTATAGCAGGTTGAATTGTGGTACTCAGAAAACATATAAAGGATATATATTGATAGCGTAAACGAGTAGCTGATGCGTAGATCATAAGTAATACCTCCCATTAAGGGCCTCTGATAAGACAGAGGCTCTTTCTGCTAGGTAGAGATTTAATCCGGGAGGGGATATGGCTAAAGCAAGAAGTAACCCCCGTCACAAGAACGGGGCCCTAAGAAGAAAGCACAGGGCCCGCTTTAAGGCACTAGGGGCTCCATGCGGGATATGCAAGGGGCTCAGAGGTCCGATTCATTACGATGAACCTAGTGACGCAGCTCATCCTTTATCATTCGTGATAGATGAAATACTCCCGGTAAGCCGCTATGAAGAGTATGGTTATGCGTCGAAGGCAGCGGCGGCTCAGGACTGGAATAATCTTCAGCCTGCTCATTACATTTGCAATCTCGAAAAGGGAAATAAAACAAATTATAAAGTGCAGATAAAGCGCGAAGGTGATCAGCCGAAAAGACCGGTAAATATTCCGGACGGGGAATGGTAAAAGGACACCCGGAAGGGGGTGGGGAGGGGTCCCCCACCCCCACACGGCCCTACATCCTCGCCGTAGAGCGCCGATTTACACACAGATATTTCCGGAAGGAGGCGGCATGGATTTTTCCGGGCTGGATTTCGATTTAGATTTCGATCTGGATTTCGATATAGAAATGGACAGGGTAGACGATGAGGAAAAGGCGGTAAAAGAGTTCATAAGGACCGCAAAACTGCCATATAAGCCGGTCTGCTACAAAAACGCGCAGGACATGGCAGCCGGCATAGATATCAGGGAAGATTATTTTTGTATGGTCTCAGGATCATTTATTTTCGGGGACTTCCTGGAAGCGCTTATTGACCGCTATAAAATCGTGGTCCAGAGCATATATATTTCGACGTTAGGCATGAGTGAGAACAATGTGGATTCAATTGTTAATCTCTGCCGGTTTCTGCATGTAAAGCAGTTGAACCTGATCATATCAGGCTATTTCTTTGGAGTAGAGAGGCATAACCTGATTCCGTACATGGTCAGGGAGTTCAAGAGGCTCCCGATCAATGTAGCTGTAGTTGCCTCCCACGCAAAGATAACGTTGATAGATTTTGGAGCCTTAAGAATTGTAATTCATGGGAGCGCCAACCTATCAAGCTCGCGGAATTTAGAGACATTCTTCATAACACACGATAATGATGTTTATGATTTCGTGCGTAACATCTTCGACGGAATAATGGAGCGGTTCACGATAATCGACGGCAAAGAGGATATAACAACGTTCGGCAATCACAAGAACAATACAAGCCAGAAGCTATGGCGGCAAGTGGTGACGATGAACGGAGAGGAGAACAACAATGGCTAATGGAGATTCCGGAAATAGTGGCAGTGGCGGCAACAGTAAAGGCAGCAATGCCAAAGGCCGGAGAGGTAAGTATTCGAATTCGAATGGCAGCAATAATGACAGTGATAAATTCATTGAGCTCTCAGCGGCGGACCTGGCGGAGCTGGATGAATTGATGCCGTTTAACTAATGGCTAAAAAGGTTGAAGCTGAACAGCAGCGTTCGGACATTGCGGACCTGGCCAGAAAGTTTGGACGCTCAAAAGTAAAGAGAGCTGATCATATTGAAAAGCTCCGGAAAGTCGGTTTTGAGGATGAAGATCTGACTAACAATGCGCTTGTAGTCGCGTCAGTTTTTGCAAATGCGGTCAAAGGAGACATGAACGCAGTATGTAAATGGCAGGAATTGACAGGGGAGCCTTTATTGCCGGAGACAGAGAAAGATGAGATAGAGGAGCTAATGGATGGCAGGAAGCGTGATGGGAAGCCAGGAGCCGTCCGTAAGAATCGCGCCAAAGTACAGCGAGAGTGATGGATATGATGCCACTAAGATCCTGAGCGCCGCTGGATATATCCTAGATCCATGGCAGTGCGATGTGTTAGATGACTGGATGGCAAGAGCCCCGTCCGGTCGTTGGGCGTGCGGTTCTGCAGGGCTATCGGTTCCGCGACAAAATGGAAAAACTGGAGTAACAAGCGGCCGCTCAGTTACAGGAATGCTCATGTATAACGAGCGGATAGTTTACACAGCACACTTGCAAAAAACAGCAACAGAGACTTTCGAAGAGATTGCAGATCTATTCGAGACCCGGAAGCTAAAGAAATACGTTGCTAAAGACGGAATAAGGCGGGCAATAGGACGTGAGCAGATTCTACTTAAGAGCGGGGCGCGTATAAAGTTCCTGGCAAGGACAAGAAGCGGCGGACGCGGCCAGCATGGGGACCTTCTCATTTTTGACGAGGCTCAGGAGCTGACGGATGACCAACAGGCTTCTTTTTTGCCGGCGATATCGGCAAGTCTGAACCCACAGACAATATATCTAGGGACGCCGCCGACGCCTGAATCGGTCGGAACGGTATTTAGGGATATAAGGCAGAAGGTATTTGACAAGAGGACAAAAAAGACCGCTTGGACAGAGTTCTCAGTGCCGGAGATTGGAGATGTGTCAGATAAAAAAAGGTGGGCGGCTACTAATCCGGCGCTAGGCAGAAGGATACTGCTTGAAACGATAGAGGCGGAGCTTGAAGCGATGTCCCCGGATACATTTGCAAGAGAACGGCTTGGGTGGTGGGCTCCGATCATTATAAAGGCAGAGGATTATGTGCTGAATGCCGATGCATGGAATAAATGCAGGTCGGAAGAGAAAAAACCGGATGGAAAGACTGCTTATGGTATCAAATTCTCTCCTGATGGTGTAGAGGTGGCGCTATGCGGCGCTGTATGTCCGCCGGAAGGCCCGGCAAGAATATCGATGATAGCCCGCAGGCCGACAGCTGAAGGAAATCAATGGCTTGCTGATTGGCTTAACGCGAGATCCAAAAGGGCATGTTGCGTTGTTATCGACGGGCGCAACGGAGTAGAAGCCCTGATTGAAAAGATAAGGAGCGAATGGACCTATAAAGGCTCTATTGTGCGGCCACGCGTGAACGACGTTATAGCGGCGGTTGGAAACCTAAGCAATGAAGTCAGTGAAGGAACAGTAACATGGTATTTCGGGCAGGAACAGCTCTCAGAGAGCGCAACAACGAGCACTAAGCGGCCGATAGGCGGCGGCTATGGTTTCGGCGGTGAAAATTCTGCGCCAATCGAGGCGGCGTCTCTGGCGCTGTGGGGATGCCGGACGTGCAAAAGAGATCCCACGAGGGAGATGAAAATCGGATGATAAATATTAACTTAAGTGGAATGACGAGCGCGGCAAATCTGCCGGACTCTGAGAGAGAAATACTCAGAGATCTGATAGGGATTTACGAGTTTCATTTCTGGAAAAATGAGCAAAAAGATAAATATTACGAAGGGCATGTGACGCTCGCGGATGTTAATCTCGGCATAGCTCTCCCGGATGGATTTAAAGGGTTAGAGGTTGGCTGCGAATGGGGAGCAAAATGTGTTGACGTTCTCGCAGCGCGATCAATGTTCGATGGTTTCGTAGATATGAACGGCGGCGAACTTCCGGGGCTGACGCGAATCGTCGAGAGCAACAACCTAATATCAGAATATGCAAAGGCCTGCTGTGATGAATTGAAATACGGATGCACGTTTGCAACTCTCAGCGCGGACGGAGAGGATGGATGCAAAATCCGTTTTCACACTCCGCGAACGGCAGCGGCAAGGTGGAGCGGCGTGGATGGCCGCATAGATTGCGGATTTGCAATTATTGATACAGAGCCGGATGAATCTAAGCTTGCGTACTCTCCGAAGCTGGTAAACTTCCACACGTCAACGGATGTATGGGTGCTTAGTTGTAAAGACTCTGAATGGATCGCAGAACGTTACGCGCACAAGATGGGACGTCCGCTCATGGAACCGCTGGTATGGAATCCGACAAGCGCCAAACCCTTCGGACGGTCACGGCTTAAGGCGTCGATACGGCATCTCATAGAGGGATATGTGCGCACGATAGCAAATGCCACAATCGGGCTTGAGTTTTCAACAACGCCGCAGAAGTATCTTCTCGGAATCACTGACAAACAGTATGACGCAGTTATCTCCGATAAATTCAAACAATACGTTGGATCGATTCTTGCAGGCACGACCAATCCTGAGACGGGCGAAAAACCATCCGTAGGTCAATTCCAACAGGGAACATTAACGCCGCATGTCGAAATGATGAGGCTGCTTGCAACGCAGTTTAGCGCGGCGACGGGTTTATCTGTCACGGATACAGGCGTTGTGAACAACGCAAACCCGACAAGCGCGGATGCAGTCATTGCTCAGACCAATACGCTTATATCAATGGCCGAAAAGCTCAATGCATCTAATGGAAATTCGCTCAAAGTGATAGCGCTAATGGCGCAGGCGATCGCGCGGAACGTCACGCTTGACGAGCTCGGAGAATCCGAAAGGGATATTGTTGCACACTTCAGAAATCCGGCTATGCCGTCGGTGTCGTCCATGACGGATGCAGCGCTCAAGATTGCAACAGCACGTCAGGGATTTGCGGGAACAGATGTATTTTTGGAAATGATAGGATTTGACCAGGCCGATATTCGCCGCATCCGTGCGCAGGAGCAGCGCATATCAGGATCGCAGATTCTGCTCGATGAGTTTTCGGAAGTAGAGCAGGAGGAAGATGATGCAGATATCACAGGCGGCGTGGAATGATTACATTGCGAAGCTCTCGAAAATCAATCAGCAGGCAGCGGAAGCAATGAAACGCTGGATAAATCTTAACGGATACGGTGATTTTGAAGCTATGGCGCATTTTGCGCATGCGATAACGAACCGTTACGGAAGCGCGGCGGCTTCGCTTGCTTGTGAGATGTATGACGCGACGGCAGCGGCCCAGGGCGCGGCCGTTGCGTCAGCCTTGCCGGCAGAGATGGCATCCATCGGACAGGTACGGCATCAGATCGGAGAGGCGTTCGCAAAGTCCGCGTCGCTGATCGCGCCGGAAGTTGGAAAGATGGTAAAGCAGGCGGGAGCGGATACAATGCTGCAGAATGCGGCGAGGGATAATGCAGAATGGGCATGGATACCGCACGGCGGCGAGACGTGCGCATGGTGCATCGTTCTTGCTTCTAAAGGATGGCAAAAAGCGGATAAATCAATGATCAATAATCACGCAGAGCACATCCATGCAAATTGTAAATGTGAGTTCGCGGTGAGATTTGACGGGCGGAGCGGTGTATCCGGTTATCATCCGAGGAATTATGAAGACATTTATCGAGCTGCTGGCGGTGTAGGTGGTGACAGAATCAACGCTCTTCGGCGGGCACTGTATGAAGAGAATAAAGAGCAGATCAACGCCCAGAAGCGGGCAGCATATGCGGAAAGAATGGAACGGAGGCAGAATGATTAATATCACTTACAAAAGCAGGGAACCGCCGAGTTTGACAGTGTGCGGACATTCGGGATATTCGACGAAAGGGAGAGATATCGTATGCGCTGCGGTCAGCGCGCTGTTTATGACGCTGGTCAATTCCCTGGATAAGTACACAGATGATTTGATAACAGTCAGGAGCGAACCGGGAGACGGAGCGATCACATGGAGCGGGATGGTGTCAGAACGCGCACAGCTATTGCTTCTCGGAACGCTTCTCGGTCTGGAATTATTGTCCAAAGAGTATCCGGACCATATTAGTTATAACATTGTTTAATGCCGGGCAGACGTGGATCCCATTTAAAGCTACGGAGACTAATGGCAGCACGTGCCAATAAAACGTGGAGAAGTTTATGGAATACATGAATGTGTTAAAAAAATACCGGTTCAATTTACAGCTTTTTTCGGACGGTGGTGGCGATGTTGACGGAGGTGCAGAAGGCGCCGAAGGAACTGACGGAGCTGATACCGGGAGAACGTTCACACAGGCAGAACTTAATGCTATAGTGCAAAGGCGTATCGCAGAGGTCGAAGGTAAGTATTCGGATTATGATTCGCTGAAAGAGAAGGCATCGAAATACGATGAGGCGGAAGAGGCAAGCAAGACAGAGCTTCAAAAGGCACAGGATTCACGTGACAGCTATAAAAAGAAATATGAGGATCTTGTGGCGGCGAATGCCATCCGCGACATAAGGGGCAAGGTCTCAGAAGAAAAAGGAGTACCGGCCAACCTGCTTACGGCATCAACAGAAGAGGAATGCAAAAAGCAGGCGGATGCTATTCTCGCATTTGCGGGGAAGGATCCGAACGGGAGATATCCCGATGTTAGGGACGGAGGCGAAAGCATGCCCGCAGGGGCAAGCACTCCGGAAGCTATTTTTGACCGGTTCATGAAGTTAAATTTTAAATAAAAAGGAGTATGCCATGAAGAACAAATACAGAATGAACATTCAGCTTTTTACTGACGACATCGATACCAACCGCGGAGCCATCGAGCTTCCTGGCGAGGTATCATCCCGTATTATTCAGACAATGCAGGAAGAGTCTGCAGTCATGAGACTTGCAACACGGACAGATCTGCCGGGCAGAGGCCTTACGATCCCGATGATCGTGGGAGATCCGGAGCCGGAATGGGTCGACGAAACGGATGAGAAGCCGGTCGACAAGCCGAACCTCGACACGAAGAAAATGAAGGGGTACACGCTCGCGGTGATCGTCCCGTTCTCTAACCAGTTCAGACGCGACAACACAGCCCTGTTTAATGCATGCGTTGGACGGCTCCCGAGGGCGCTTGCGAAGAAATATGATAATACAGTATTCGGCGGAACTGCAGCACCGGGCTCTCTGTTTGACACGTTCGCAGGCATCAGCGGAGTCGATTTGATTACGGATCCGTATGCCGGCCTCGTAACGGCAGACACAAATATTGCTGTTGCCGGCGGCATCCTTAACGGATACGTTATCAGCCCGCAGATGAAGGGCGTCCTGCTCTCGACTAAGGATGGAAATGAGAGACCGCTGTTTATCAATTCGGTAGCCGAGGGAGCTATTCCGATGATTCTGGGATCCCGTACATATCTCTCCAAGGGAGCATATGTTGCAGGCACACCGGCGACGGCGGCTGTTGGAACGCAGGGCCAGGAGGGTTATGTGGCTGCAACGGAGGGCACACCGGCAACTCTCGGTGTAGCTGGTGATTGGACATTTGCTATGTATGGCGTTGTTGAGGGCGTTTCCATCTCCATATCCGATCAGGCAACGCTCAAAATCGGAAACGAACAGATCAATCTGTGGCAGCGGAATATGTTCGCGGTCCGGGCTGAGATCGAAGTGGGCTTCCGTGCCGATACGAGCAAATTCTGCCGCCTGCTCGGTAGCGTTCCGCTGTCGGCTTGATAAAAATGATCAGCGCCCTTACGGGCGCAACTATGTGGGTAACAAATGACCAGGTTGCGGCTCATCTGGCGGCGGGCGATACGTTCGCCGCGCCGCCCCCTGTTAGGCAAGAGGCGGCAGATACAGGGAGAAAGATGAGCGAGCCGGTTAAGCCCGCATCTAAGCCGGCAGCCAAAAAAACGGCGGCAAAGAAAACGGCAAGAAAGCCGGCAAAGAAAACAGCAAAAAGACCGGTACAGAAAAAGCCGGTCCAGGTTCCGAAGGCTGTTGAAATGGATCCGGTCGAAGAAGGTGAAGGCGAATGGTAACGATATATGCAACGCTCGAAGATATCGAGTCCGGATTCAGAACACTGACAACTGAGGAAGAGACCGCATGTACGGCTCTGCTTGAAGAGGCGGCTATAATCATCGATTCAATGGCAAGGAATGCGCCGGTAGACGCCAAAAAGGTCGTATCATGCAGGATGATCCGCCGGGTTATAGCGGGAATGAGTTCTCAGAGCGTGCCGATGGGAGCAATTCAGGGAACAGTTACGGCGGGGCCTTACTCTCAAACGTGGAATTATGGATCAGGCGCGAGTTCAGGAGAACTTTATCTGTCAAAAACAGATAAGCTCATGCTTGGCATCGGGGACAAATTAGGATCCAGATCACCGCTTGAGCAGTTTGTATGTGATTGCGGTAACGGAGGCAACTGAAATGCGAGGGATTGCGGTAACATTATTCGATAAGCAGGCTGACGGAATCGATGAATTTAACCGGCCGGAATATGAGGAAGTTCCTGTAACAGTAGATAATGTGATTGTAGCGCCGGCAAGCTCCACTGATGTTCTGTCAACTACGCAGCTATACGGTAAAAAAGCGGTTTACCAGCTCTTTATTCCAAAGGGTGATACGAACGAATGGAAGGATAGGAAAGTAGCCTTTCGTGTCGGAAATGTGGATTTTGAGGGGCACACGTTCGGCTTTCCGGATGGTTTTATAGATGATATGGTGCCGCTTGAGTGGAATATGCGGGTATGGGTGGCAGAATATGAGTAAATTGCGTATAGAGATTAATAGTGACGGAGTGCAGGAGCTCCTGAAGGAGATCGGCCGGGATGTGTGCGGACCGATGGCACAACGTGCTGCTGACGCTTGCGGCGATGGATACGCCGCGGACACACACGACGCGGGAACTCGAGTTATTGCCTCGGTATACACAGAGACTCCGGATGCTTACCGGGATAATCTTGAGAACAACACAATATTGAGGAATCTTGGAAATGCTTGAGACGATAATTATTAGCTATCTGCAGCGAACGTTAAGAGTGAGTGTATCGAATGAAGTTCCGGGAAATCCAAAGCCGCAAGAGTATATTGTCATCCAGAGGACAAACGGAGGTCAAACAGATCTGATTGACCGTGCAACATATGCAATACAGTCATATAGCCGGAGGTCTAAGCTGAGAGCTGCACAGCTTAATGAACGCGTAAAGCAGGCAATGGGAAAGTTTGAAGAACTTCCGGAAATATCGGAGTGCTCACTGAATTCAGATTATGACTACACGAACACAGCTACTAAAGAATACCGATATCAGGCGGTCTACAATATCACACATTTTGCTTAGTAGGAGGCAATAATGGATAAAAAGTATGTAACAACTGGAAAGCCCGCTATAGGCGG